TTAGACTTTGGATACAATCACCCCACAGCTTTGATGAGGGTGTACTACTGTGATAATGATATCTACATAGAGCCTGTGATATATGAAAGCTACCTGACTACCACAATGCTCATAGAGAAGCTAGCAACCCTAGGCATAGAGCAAACGGTAACCATCTTAGCAGATTACTCTAGACCTGAAATCATACAGGAGATGAACATAGCAGGGTATGATGTGCAGAATGCTAACAAGGTGGTAAAGAAAGGGATAGACAACCTTAAGACCTTTGGGGTAATATGCCAGGATGATAAGGCCATAAGGCGAGAGTATGAGAATTACAAATGGAAGAAGATAGGTGACTTCATAACTGACGAACCTGTCAAACTATTTGATGATGCAATGGATGCAATCAGGTACGCCACTACTCACATTAGGCAGGAGTACTACACTGATGATAGTTACTATGCATTCTGATATCCTACATAAGATACAAGTGGTGCAAGCCTTCATCTACCATAAGACAGGTAAGCAAGTGAGGATAGTATTTAACCGACCTGATAGGATGCAGCTGCACCTTCAGCTATTAGAGCAAGCTTATGCTGTTGCCATGGCTGAGTTCAAAAACAAATAATTTAATCTAAATAATATAGGTATGCCAACTACACAAATAGCAATAGCACAGCCACTGATGCCTGCATACAATCCTATCAAGTTTATCTATGATAGCACAAACAACAACCTACAAGGTTTCAAATATATCTTTGATATCTACGAAAGTGGTACAGCTAACAAGATAGCAGAGTACAGGGTGATGCCTGTTTATGGCACTGGTTATGGTGAGGTAGATTTGTCGAAGCTCTTACAGGCTCAGGTAAGCTATGACTTAAACCTAACCAACACTACAGCATATAACGCAACTAACAGCCACTACAAGTATGATGTAAAGGTAGGAGAAGAGTATCTGACTACTACCACTTATATTAACACACTTACATTTAGTGGAGTCAACGTGCAGATTAACGTAGTCAATACATTTGTAGCAGGTGACCAAATCAATATCACTCAGGCAGATTTTGGTGTAGCCAACCCAAACCTTGAGGGGCTGTTCACAGTTCTATCTGTAGGGGTAGGCTTTCTAGTAGTGAGCTCACCATGGGCAGCTGTAACGAATGCAACTATCAATGGAGCTATCACTTATGCAGATGGTAGAAAGACAATCACTAGGGATATAATCACAGCACTAAACAAATTTGTATTCAACGGAGCAATTAGATGGGTAGAATGGCCTAGCTATGACTATGATGATTTTATGCTTAATGGCTTTCAGGATAGATTTTTAACCAACCTACCACCTTCTGATTTCTATGCTACCTTATCCCAGGATCTATGGGTAAATGCTGTGGCTAATGGATCACCTACTCCTCCTGATACAGTATTCTTTCAGACAAGTGATGGTGATACTTTTGAAAAGAACGTAACAGCTACCGATCATGTTAGTGGTATATCTATAGGGCCTAACAATCATGGTGTACTATCTGTAGTATCAGGAGCACTACCAATGATTAAGCCTACTACTGAATGGTATACAGTACGCTATGAAAGGAATGGCTTTCCAGACTCAAAACAATACAAGGTTAATTTAGATAGGAGAGTAAGAACAGTAGAGCACTCAATCTTATTCTTAGATCGTATGGGCTCATGGGGTAGCTTTGCTTTCACAGGAAGGGCATACACTACAGGTAACATAACACGTGAGCAATTTAACAAAGATATACCAGGATACGTTGAGACTTCAGGGATAGATAGATGGTTGTACGAAACTACTGAGACAGGTATGACTAACACTTACATAAGCACTGATACTACCATAGCACTTAACACCGATTGGATGAATGAGACAATGGCTATGTACTTCACTGAACTTTGTAGCTCACCAAATACCTATTTGAAGCTCAGCAACTATGATGCAGATTGTGAGGCACCTGAGAGTGCTGAGTATGTAAGCTGCACTATAGTCACTTCTACCTTTGAGGAGTTTAAGCAACGGAATAAGAATTTAATAAAGCAGAGCATAGTAGTTAAGCTAGCTAACAACAATATAGTAAACTCTTAAGATGGTAAGGATACAACTAGCAACAGGCTACTTAGATGTTAAGGAGGGCACAGCTTTCCCCTTGAATTTTCAAGTGGGAGATATTAGGGATATTAGTAAGAGACAAGGTAACTACTCTAAGACTATCACTCTCACTGGCAGTAAGAATAACAACAACCTACTTAACCACTACTATGATGTGAATATCATTGAGGGCACGTTCAACATCAATGCTCTTACTACAGGATCAGTTATTCAGGATGGCATACCAATAATGGAGGATGTATCTATACAGCTCACCTCGGTTAAGAAGGCACAAATGACTGATGGCTATGAGGAACATGTGGAGTATGAGGTACTTATCAAAGATAGTAAAGCAGATTTCTTTACAGCCATTGCTAACAAGGACTTAACTGATATAGATTTCAGTGATTTCAACCATACCTATGATGCATTCAATGTAGTCAATAGATTTGGTAATACAGTGGTAGATGGCTTCAAGTATTTTCTACCTGCTAACACTGCCTACATTTACAACACTCAGGAGTTTAAGCCTGCTATATTTGCTAAGATATATTTTGATAGAATTTTCGCTGATGCTGGCTTCACTTATGATTGGCCTAGTATTGCCTATGATAGATTTGACAAGCTGTTTATCCCTTACAATGGTGGGGTAGATAACTTTGACTATAATGACTATTTGGTTAAGGCAGAGATTACAACTCCTACTACTTTTGTAGGTGGTAACTTTGGACCAGGTACAACTGCGATTAACCCTGCACAAACTTTTACAGGATGGACTGAGCTAGAAGATCCTCAGAATATCTTTAACCCTGTAACAGGTGTATACACTACACCATTCAATATCAGCTCAGCTAACTCTCAGCAGTATGACTATAGTGTTACCATAGCTTATAGCCTTCAGTTAAACAATACATCAGGAGGTATTTTATATGCAGGTGATAGTCAGGGAGCAGCTAACCCTACCTACTACAAGCCTAGATTAAATCTACAAGCAGCAGGCTTAGGCCCTATTGTTAGTAACCTATACACTAACCCTACACCTCCTTCTGGTAGCAACATAGCAAACAATGCAGTGGAAGCCCCTTTAACCATACCTAATGGTGTTACTACTATTCTTTCACAAACTGCACAAACTACTTTAGCTCTTAGCTATCCTCAACTTAACCAATTATCATCTGGCACTTTACGATTAGGTGTAGCAAACGTATCACCTCCATTAGTAGGTCAAACAACACCTCAAGTATATTGGAGGTCAGGTGGAACAGGAGGCACTAACTCTGCAGCTGTAGTTATAGAGGCTGTGATTACATCCATTCAAATTAGTATAGTACCTAACAGTACAATCTATGCAATAGGTGGCACCATAGAGGTAAATGATTATGTACCTAAAAAAATTAAGCAGAGTGATTTCATTAAGGGCATTTTCAATATGTATAACCTATATGCTCAGGTAGATAGCGTACAACCAAACAAACTACTACTGCAGAATAGGGATGATTTCTATGATAGTGGTGTGGAGGTAGACTGGACTGCGAAGCTCGCTAAGGACCAGGAGCAGGAGCTATCATTTTTGCCTGAGATTACAGCTAAGAAAGTAATACTAACTTATGCACCTGATAAAGATGCACCCAATGTAACTTATACCAATGCCACTAATGATATCTATGGGCAGGTAGAGGTGGTCTTTGATAATGAGTATGTTAAGGAGGTAGAAACTAAGCCTATACTATTTTCACCTACTCCTGTTATTAAAACTTTGTTTGGAGCATTCGTGCCTATGATAGCAGGTGCTGCACCTGAGACAAACATAAGGATACTATACGATAAGACTACTACTACTACACCATTAGCAACCTGTGGGCCTTACTCTATTTTAGACTATGGATCTGTAGGGCAAAGTAACTTAACTAGCTATCCATTAGTGGGCCACTTTGATGATCC